CGACACCAATAAGCTGACTTCCGTGATGCTCTATCCCACCTTCTAGCGTGTAACCGCCTAGGACTTCGCTTCTCGTCTCGCGCGACCTTCTAGCAGAAACGGACTTCTGCCGGAAGGTCGTTTTGTGATCCCTGGGAGCTTCTGGAATGGTGACCGAGACCCGGAAAAAGCCTCACGTAACCCACAACTCAGGCAACCAGGAATGGTACACGCCGCCGAGCATTATTGCCGCAGCGCGTCGTGTCCTGGGTGAGATTGACCTCGATCCGGCGTCCAGTGAGATTGCCAATGCCATCGTTCAAGCCAAGCGGTTCTATACAATCGTGACTGACGGCCTGAAACACAAGTGGTGTGGCAGGGTCTGGATGAATCCGCCCTATGCACGGTCGCTTATTGAGCCGTTTACCTCCAAGCTTGTTCACCACTTTCAAGAGGGCGAGGTTACCGAGGCGATAGTCTTAACCAACAACGCCACCGACACAAAGTGGTTCCAGGAGCTAGTTTCCGTTGCATCGGCAGTCTGTTTTGTTGCCGGCAGGGTGAAGTACTGGGGGCCAGCGAATGCCATTAATTCACCGCTTCAGGGACAGGCCATCACTTATCTAGGCCCTTCACGAGAAAAGTTCGCCTCTGTGTTCCAGCAGTTCGGGTTGATCTTGTACCATACCACATGATATGGTATAATAGAAACTGCGATGAACTATTGTTGCAACTCCTGCCGCAAGACGTTCCCGGAAGACCAGACAACCCTTACCTCCGAGGGGTTGGTGTGCTTGTCCTGTGCCAACCGCATCAGAAACAAGATTGAGGCCGGGTTTGAGCTTGAGGAGCGGCGGACGGCCCTCGCTAAGACCGAGGCCGAGAACGACCGGCGTGCGGCGCTCCGGGCCGTTAAGGCGATTTCCATTCCCGACCCCGATATTCTGGCCAGCGAGGTCGTGGAGCGGTTGGGCGGCGTTGAGGGATTGGCCAGCCTCTATGTCGCCCAGGTTATGGAGGCCGCCCAGCGGAATCCCGGTAGCCGGACTGTTTTGCAGGGCCTCAAGTGGGTCACTGAGATGGTCGAAAAGATTGCCGAACGCCAGATCAAGCGTTCTCGTCTCAGCGGCATGAGCGATGAAGACCTGGAGGCCCTGGTGGCCGAGATGATGGCCAAGCAGGAGTCACAACTGGAGCAAACGCAAGCCGAACCGAAGCAGCTAATCCAGGAGCGACCAGCCGGTGATCGGTAACGATTTTGTACGAGAGGCCTTGGCAGAACTCCTGCGCCGGCGGACAGCCGGGTTGGCCCTCTACGAACCGATGGCCGAGCAGGAGCGGTTCCATGCCTGCCAGGCCAAGATTCGCGTCTTTCGGGGCGGCGTGCGGTCCGGCAAGTCGATGGCCTGCTACGTAGAGGTGGCGCGGGCCGCCCTGGGCAAAGACCCCTACAACAAATACCCTACCAACCGTCCCCTGGACATCTGGATCGTCTGCTACGAAGAGAGCAACATCGGGCGGACGGTCTATCGTTACCTGTTTGAGCCGGGAGCCTACAAGATCATCCGTGACCTCCAGACCGGCCAGTGGCGGGCTTTCCGCCCCTGGTTGCCGGAGGACCAGACTCGTGAACACGAGGCCATGCCCAGCAATCCCCTCATCCCGCCGGAGTGTGTCCGGGAGATCGCCTGGCGGGCCAAAAAGGACCGTATCTTTGCCTCCGTGGTCATCGACCCTGGTCCCGATCACCCTATGAACGGGACCCGCATCCGCGTCTTTTCCAGTGGCCGGGAACCACCGCAATCCGACCCTGTGGACCTTGTCATGATTGACGAGGACCTGAAGTACGAACGGTTTGTTCCGGAGCTTGTCTCGCGTCTTGCCGACCGCAAGGGGCGTCTCATCTGGGCCGTCTTCCCCCACACGAAAAATAACGCCCTCATCAATCTCCACCGGATCGCCGAGCAGGAGAAAGAAAAGCCCGACCCAACGGTCGTTGAGTTTCGCGGCATCTTCTCCAACAACATCCACCTGGACGCCAAGGAGCGGGAGCGGACCCTCCGCCTTTGGTCCGAGGAAGAACGGCGTGCCCGTGACCAGGGCGAGTTTGCCCTTGACAATGTCCTTGTCTATCCAACCTTCGATCACCTTGTCCATAGCCTACCCCAGTTCCTGGCCGGTCAGCCGAGGAGTCCGCTAGATGCCGCCTGGGCCTCCGGCAACCCGCCTGACGACTGGACGCTGTATGCCGCCATTGACCCCGGCCACACCGTGGCCGCCGCCCTCTTTGTGGCCGTTGCCCCGCCCTCCTTTGGCGACTATGTCGTGGCCTTTGATGAGCTTTACCTTCGCAATTGCGAGGCCAGCTACTTTGCCCGCAAGTTTGCTGAAAAAGTGAAAGGACGCCCCTGGGAAGCCTTCTTTATTGATATGCGAGGGGCACAAACAGGGACGGCTGGAAAATCCTATTCTGCCTTGGCTATCTACAAAAAAGAGTTCAAAGAGCTTGGGGTTATGGCCGCTCGGCCTGGTTTTATTCCCGGCAGTGCGGATGTGGCGGGACGTGTGGCCCTGGTGCGGGAGTGGCTCCTGCCCCGTCAGCAGCCCCACGGCCTGTTGCCCAAGTTTTTCTATCTCCGCCACAAGTGCCCCAATCTGGAGCGGGAGTTTGGTCTGTACAAAAAGCGCGTCGGGCGGGACGGGATCAACGACATGCCGATCCCTGCCGACAATCACCTCATGGACTGTCTCGGCTACCTGGCGGCAGGCAAGATCGGCCATGTCTCCGAAAAGCGGATTCGCGGCAGCCGCTATGACGAGATGCAGAAGATCATCAATGATTCCAAAAAGCCGTTTGTTGGTAAGGTCATTTTTGCGAGTGGGAGAGTGCATACATGGAACTAAACATTCCACATGTGGGTTTTCCAGTGGTGTGGCATCCAGGGGCCAATCCAGCAGCCTCCTGTCCGGCCCTGGTGGCAGGGCGGAGCGACCTGGGGCTTTTAACCCTGGTCGTGTTTGAACCGTCGCGGGTGCGCCAGATCATAGGCGTCCCGGCCCTGGATCGGGTTGACGATCTGCGGTTATCGCGGGAAGACCGCGCACGTCTGGGGGCCTGGAGCTTTGTGCCGGGCCTTGTGCCTCAACGGGAAAAGCGTGAGCGCGATGGAAAGTAGCGTTTTCCAGCCTATCGTTCAAGCGTGGCTGTCAGCCATCAAGTCCGCCGAAAGCGATGCTGCGCCCTGGCGGGGCGTGGTGGATGACTGCCGCCTTTACTACTTTTCCTTTGGCCCGATTGCCGATAGCGATGAAAAGATTCGCAAGCTCTTTGGCAAGGCGGCGGCGGAGACCAAGCCCCGTTTCAATATCCACATCGCCAAGAGCTTTGAATCGGTAGCCATTTACGGGCCGGCGCTCTTCTGGGCCGTTCCAGAGCGGGACGTGGTTCCAAAAAAATACTTTGAGATTCCGCCGGAGATCGTGGCTGAGTCCCCGTCTCAGGAATTGGCGATGCTCCTCACGATGGCTCAGCAGCAGATGGCTAGCATGATGCCAGAACGACGCCTGCGGGCCGCCCTCATGAAGGAGGTCCTCAATTACTGGCCTACAGCCTGCGGTCTGGAGGCCCAGTCCCGTCAGGCGGTCATCGACGCCATTCTGACCGGGCGGGGCATCCTCCTGCCCCAGATTAATGCCACCGACAGCGGTCTGGAGATTGGTTCCTACCACGTTCCGAGCATCGACTTCCTTGTGGACCCGATGGCGACAAGCCTTTGGGATGCGGGCTGGGTTGCCATTCGGACTCGCGAACCCCGTTGGGTTGTGGCCCAGCGTTGGGGCCTTGACCCGGAAGAGTTGATGCCCCAGAAGGAACCGCCCAAGTCCTTTGCTGATCTGGCCTGGCGGAAACTGGAATCCAAAAACGGTTACGACCAGATCACCTATTACCGCATCTTTTCCCGCATCGGTATCGGCCAGCGATTACGAGGCTTCCCCCAGGAATCAGCAGAGCTATTCGAGGGGACGGGTGATTACGTCTATCTAGAAATCGCCGAGGGTGTCGAATATCCCCTCAACATGGCCCACGGCGAATACCGGCCCGCCTACCTCCAGTGGCCGATCCCGCCCGTCCCGCCCTACCCCTGGCCGATGGCGATCCTTGAGTTTTATCAGATGCCGGGTTATCCCTATCCGATTCCTCTCATCGCCCCGGCGATTGCCGAACTGAAGGCCCTCGACCTCTTCTTTGGTCATATCCTTTCCAAGCTCTGGAAGCAGACCCGTGACTATCTGGCCGTCCCTGTGGATGCCGCCGACCAGGTCCGGCAGGCCCTTCGTGAGCAGCAAGACGATGACGATGTCATCCTGCCTGTAGAGGTCAACCAGCGGGCCGTCTCGGATGTCCTGCAATTCCTGACCCGCCCCTCAATGGCCAGCGATCAGTGGCAACTGCTCCAGATGCTTAATAGCCTTTTTGAGCGGCGGACGGGATTGACCGAGATACTTTACGGGGCCACCAGCAAGCAGACCCGCAGTGCCACCGAGGCTGCCATGAAGCAGCAATATTCGGGTCTGCGGATTGAATATCTGACTTCCGTAACCGAGCAATGGCAAATCGCCTGCGCTAAACTGGAAGCCGCCCTGACCCGGCGAAACCTGGATGCCGGTTCGGCAATGCGGATTCTCGGTCCTGTGGGCGGTCACCTCTGGGAACGGCTTGTTCTGGCCCAGCCCGAAAGCGCTGTAACCGATGATCTTGAATATCGGATTGCTGCCGTCAATGCCCGGCGACTTAATCGCTTTACTGAACTCGAATATCTCCAGCAATTCAGTCAGATATTCGCCCCTGTCCTGACCCAGATTGCTCAGCAGACCGGAAACACTCAACCCCTCAACCAAATCCTCAAACGGTGGGCCAATCTTGTGGGGTTTGATGTCACAGGGCTTGAGTATCCCCAATCTCAGCAGCAACAGCCCCAGCAGCAACCCCAACCCCAGCAACCTCAACCCCAGCCCCAGCCCCCGCAAGCCATAATGCCGCAACCAGCAGGCTAAGAGGAAGGAGGTGACGATGTACAAACGATACGATTACGAGTGCCCTAAATGCGGATTCAGAGACGAGTTTTTCTGTCGTGAAGACGAAACGCCAGAGTGCCCGGAGTGCCATACCTCATTGCGGCGATTGCCATCCGTTCCCGCCGTCATCGGTGTGACCGAGAGTTTGACTCACGGGAGACACACCCTGGAAAGCCAATTCCCTGGAAAAGATGGCCAGAATCAACTCCAAATTGTTGTAGAGGGTGCTCGGCGTCACGGCTACGAACCCAAGGCCACCGATAATTATTATTCCAGTTTTGCCAGATTTCCCGGCGACCCAAGGGCCTTTGGCCCCTCCAGTGACCCGGATGGATATATCCAGCACATGTCCAACAAACTGAATGTCCCCGTTTATGGCATCAAGTCCTACAAACCCAAGCGATAGGGAGAGTGTCCATGATGAAGGAATTGCAAGCGGCCCCTGCGGATTTGGCGACGGTCATTTACGGTGTCGATGTCAACATCCAGCGGCTGGTCGATTTTGTCAAGGCCGTCCAGGAGGTTGTCAAGATGCCGGAGTTTGCCGTTGTTGTCAAGCGGCCCGACCTGGACGATCCGGTAGCGGTCCAGGCTTATCTCCTGGCTTGCCTCAAAATCAGTCGCGTCGTTGTTGCCAAGACACCCAATCAGATTGACGATGCCATTTGGGAGGCTGCCATCCAGGCTGTTCAGTCAGAGGCGTTCCCGGCAATCCACAAACTGGTCCGCGGCCTGATTGGCGGCGATAACGATGGCTACAATGTTATGCAGAGCGGGTTTGTCTCACCCAACATCATCCTCATCGTCCAACTTGCCGTGATGGTCGTCAAGCTTCTCAAGGAAATCAGCAATGTCATCAAC